GTAATCCGGTAAATCTAAACGTCCACGAAGCCTAGCCAGTGGATAAGAGTAAATGGGGATACTCAAGGGTTGAAGAACTCTTAAAAAATTTATATACTTTTATATAGATTTACTACCCAGACAAACTATCACAAAAATCAACTGTTGGACTATAATATGTATCATGTTCAACCAAACAGAGTATTATCACAGATTCGGTACCAATATCTTGATATATTTCGCCAGTTGTGGATAGAATTTTAGTTAAATCATTATCCAAAAATAAATAATATTTCATTAGAGCGGATTTGAATAGATTCGGCCACGAAGGATTATATTTGTAACCATTGGCATTTTTGATTTGTGGAATATGGAGCCCAAATGTTTCCTGTGCAATTAAACCAATGCCTGAATTTTCAAAAACATATATTACTAAATTTTTAATATTAGCTTCTTTAATTGTTATTAAATCATTTTGTGATAACAGTATTCCACCGTCACCCACAAACATTATAACCAAATTTTCTGGATTGTGTAAAGCACATCCCATTGCTGTACCCAAACAACCGCCAACAGCAGCAAATTTAGTGGATGAAACAAAACGATATGCATCATTTTTAAAATTAAATAGTGATGCCACCAGTGGTTGATGCAAACCAGAATCGGTACATATGGTAACATGTGAATTCGGATGTTTATTTATAAAATTATCGGCCAGCTGCTGTGCACTTTCAAATACTGCACTGTACTGCAAATATGGCGAATCTTTGTTGAAAACGGATAATGACTTTTTAGTACCATCTTTTTTCCATTCAGCAATTTGATTAATCCATTCTGGACCATTTTGGTATGATGCATTTAGTTTTAGTAACTCGGACACATCGGAAATAATATATCCAGTAACCATTGGTGTTATATGTAGTTCTGGATGTAAATTCAAACTAAATATATGTTTGGCATTGGAAAAACATTTGTTATCAGTGACAATTTGATATTTATTAAATGATATTCCAACACATAATACCCAATCGGCGTTACTAGCAGTTTGGTTACCAACATACGTTCCACAATGTCCCATCCGATGTGCATAATATGTGTCATCCAATGATGCAAACCCGTTCATCGGTAGTGAAAAAATATAGGGGATTTTCAAATTTATACAATGTTGTTTTAATTCGTGGATTTGTTGTCTGGCTCCATTTCCAATAACAACAATGGGTCGACTAGATTGTTGTAATGTTTCATTTGCATATGCAATATTTGTTAATCTGTTTTTATTTTCAGAATAAAAACGCTCGGTCATTTTTGACCACCTATTTTCGTAGGTAGGACACTCATTTATGCCGTAAAGACCAGATATTGGATCCAAATATTTAATTTGATTTTTGATAGTTATCGTATTTGCTACGAAAAGATCTGCAAAGATATTAATTTTGGATTTTAAATGGGAAACATCAATATCAAACTTATTTTGTGTAATAACCAAAACCAATGGTCCAGCGGGTTCAGAATAGGCTTGTTGCATAGCCAAAAATATTTTATCAAATACTGTTCCATCGGCAATATTACTAGGCGTAATTCTAAAAATAACTTTGGCAATACCACCAAAAATTAGTTCTGGTTCAATTTCTTGAATTTGCCTATTAGTGTAATCATCTTGTTGAAATGGAACTTCTGAACCAATATCGGTAACAACAAATAAAGATACCACATGATCCAGCATTGATCCGGTTAATGGTGTCATCAAATTGGTTTGACCAGGTCCAGTTGTTGCGAATGCAAATGCTAATTTTCTTTGCCCGTATGAACTAGCTTGTCCAGTTCCGTACGATATATATCCGGCATTGTGTTCGTTTCTAACCAAATAAACACCCCATTTAGGATCATTTTCGAGTTGTTCAAATAAAGGTAATGTTCCTGTTCCTGGTATTCCAAAAGCATAGCGCCATCCAGCCAAATAAAGCGCATCCAACATTATTTCAATAAAATTATTTTTTGTTTCGTTCATTTTTGTTGCAATATATATCTAATATACATAATTTGTTATTGATTGCATGACAAATATTATCCATAATAAAATCCCTGTTTTTTTATTGCCCTCAGATATTCCGGAAAATTCGCAGCACCATTTTCATTATTTTCATCATCGGAATTATCATCAGAATCATTAGTATTAGTATTAGTTTTGCAGCTATTATTATCATTCAACCATTTTTGATACTGTATTTGGTATTCCAAATGGTTTATATGCGCGAAATTAAATGCAATACGCCCATGATCATCCATAACCATTGTTGCCATCTGACCAAATAATGAAGATTTTGGATTAACATTTATTAAAGCACAAATCCAATCACTCAAATATGTTTTTTCTGGTATCTCGTGTGGCATCCATTCCGTGGGTTGAATTTGGTTAACAATAAGCGTACCAAAAGAACTAGTGTGTGAATTATTAACAGATACTATACTGTCCCACATGGTACTTGGCCAATACTTAAACCAAGTTTCTATTAAATCAGGTAAAGCCAAATCAATCAAATTTGGCGGAACCATAATAACAGCTTCCCGATCATCACAACGATAAAATTTGTCATGGCTATAAATAGGTGCCAAATTAGCCGTCGAATTTTTAGTGAACAATGCTACTTCCGGAGAAGAAGTTTGTTGAAATAAATTCATGTGTTCAATACACAAATCATGATTTTTTTCCAAATTGATCCACCATCCTTTGGTTGGATTAAGTTTACAGGCAAACATTTTCCATTTATAACTATCACACAGATGCACAATATCAGATTCAGTATTAGTGGGTATTTTAACAAATTTTGTTTTCCATTCAGTTTGTTCTGGATCAGGATCATCCATGATGCAGTCACCGTGACTCAAGCATAAATATTCATTTTTTTCTTTCCATTGATAAAACCCATCAGCTTCTTTAGCGTGACATTGGAGCCCATAAATTCTCCAATCACATTGGATGTCGTTAATATTGTAGTCAGTAATTGGATTCTGGTAACATTTTTCACAAATAGTAAATTCTGGTAAACCAAATGGTTGTCCAGTATACACCACATTATGGCCATTAAAATTTGTTCCGCAGTAATCGCAAGAGTAATTTTCAAATATTTCATCTAATGTTGTTTGGCGATCGTTTTGATTAATCCATTCGTAAGATTTTTTTGCGAAATCTTCCAATACTTTTTCCATAACAATTATATGTTATTGTAAAAAAATTAATTTTTATGCGAGTATTTGAAACTAACATATTTTTTCATTTTTTTAATTAAAAATTGAAAAAATATCACTATACTGGGTATCGAATATAATTTGGAATAGCAATTTTAAATTGTATCAATGTTTAAACTATTATTATTGATAATAGCTTTGTTAGCAATCGACGCTAATGGAGCTTTTAATAATGGCGATATATTCGCTGGTGTAGGTCATGGCACCATTAAAAGATTTGACCAAAATGGTGTACTATTACAAACTATCGTATCACCAATAAATAATTCTTTTATTACCGGAATGAAATTTGATTCAAGCGGAAATTTATATGCATCTAGACTGGATCTCGGTGTCGTTTCCAAATTTGACACAAATGGTGTTCAAATAGCCCATAATTATTTAGTAGGCGATACCGGATCTGGTGTTGATAATATTATAATAAATTCCAAAGGAGAATTTTATGTTGGTCAACAAACTGGAACCAAACGACTGATACATTTTAGTCCTGATGGAGCGAGACTAGCTAGTTTTGCGCCAGTAACCGATGCGCAAGGTAGTGGTGGTACTGCTTTATTTGATTTAGCGGAGGATGATTGTACAATATATTATACTTTTTCTTCAAAAATCAGAAGATTTGATGTTTGTAATAATGTACAATTGGCTGATTTTGCTATAGCACCCCAATCTATCCAACTACTATTGGGTATTGCTATCAGAAGCAATGGCGAAATATTGACCAGTAGTTTTGATAGAATTTTTAGGTATAATAGTGGAGGTAGTTTATTGCAAACTATTATGGTAGCACCATGTGTGTCCCCAAATATTTGCGTACTCTATTCCATGGCGTTGGATCCAGATGGTAACACCGTTTGGGTAGGTGATCTCCAGGTTGGTACAATTTTTCATATCAATATTAATACGGGAAATCTTATTAACTCCTTTAATACTCATCCATTGTCCGTTTTGGGTGGCATTACTATTTATCGAGGACCAACTGTTGTTACCAAATCCATTACGTTAACACCAATCACTTTAAATATGGCAATTGGTTCGCAGGCTACTATTAATATTCAATTAAATAATTTCGAAAATCCAGCCAGTGTTGTATTACGGGTACAAATTACTGGTGTTAATGGACCACGTATTTTCAATACCAGTACTAATGCAAATGGTCTTGCCAGTATTGCTTATACTGGATTGAATTCAGGCAATGATTTAATTTTAGTTAGTACATTTGATAATCCAATTAATATCGATTCTAATACGGCTACTATCGCATGGGTCACCAATAATCAAATTTGCGAATATAAAACGAGCCGATGTATTAATTCATTCAGCTACCAAGTTTGTCGTATCGGATTGAGTACAGTTAATTTTTGGGATGACGCACAATTTTGTTGTGATAAATATATTTGCCAACAAAGCGGTAATTTTTCTAGTTGTATACCAATAACTACTACACCCACTACAACTACTACTACTACTACAACTACACCTGTTCCACCAATCTGTATTAATGGTCAAACTAAATGCGGTACCGGTTCGTCATATCAAGTATGTAATACTAATCCAAGTGGGCAAACTTTTTGGGAAAGTAGAACATGTCAATCAGGTTTGATATGTCAACAGGATGGTATTTTAATACGTTGTGTTAATCCGGGCTCATTTGATACTTCCCAACCGTGTAATGAACGCGATATGAGATGTTCAACTAGTTCTACCTATCAAACCTGTTTATCAAGATATGGAACATTTGGATGGGGGCCACAACAAGCTTGCCAAGCCGGTACTACATGCCAACAGGATGGTACTTTAATACGTTGTGTTAATCCGGGCTCATTTGATACTTCTCAACCGTGTAATGAACGCGATATGAGATGCGCAACTAGTTCTACTTATCAAACCTGCTTGTCAAGATACGGAGTATTCGGATGGGGACCAGCACAATCCTGTCAACCTGGTTACACATGCCACCAAGATGGTAATGTTATTCGCTGTTATTAATCAATCTATCAGCATTATTTTAAACATTTACCAATTTTTTAACATAATCATAAATATGTGGTCTTTTTCTGCTTGCGGTTAATATTTCTTTTCGATATTTTTTAGTATCGGTTCCGCTCCAATTAAAGTTACAATTGTATCTAATGATCCTGTTTTGCACGATGCAATTAGAGCTTTGGTTAAAATTTTTTTACTAAGTAAAAGTTTATTATTAGTATATTTTTTACCAACCAAAAATTCAATCATTTCTACTCGCGATTCATTTTGGGCCATATGCCAAATAAATATTTCTGTTGTGAGGTATCATTTACAATGCATAGCATTGTAAATAATACTCTCACAAGCATTTGGGTTGATATGCATATTTTTGCTTTGCAAAAATGATGCATTATCAAACCCCAAATGTATCTAGATTATCAATAGTAGCACCATGTTCGAATAAATACTCTGCAACATCAATATGATTATTTTCCAGTGCCAAATATATCGCTTTTTTATGAAGCTTAACGCCATAACTTATTAATATCCTAACTATGTCAAAATTTCCTTGTTCAGCAGCGTTACTCAAAGATTGGTATCCACCGCCATTCACAAAATAGTTTTTCCTAGTATATTCATTATTTAAACGGGATATTTGGTTATGTCCATAATCTAGTATTAATCGTGCCATTTCGACATTATCATCTGTTCTCCAACAAACTACAGCTAATGCTTTTCCAAAAGCTAAATTTGGATCAAAAGCTAAAACATAATTAACTGTTTCCGCATCATATTTACGACAAGCTATTTGCAACATACTATTCAAACATTGTTTATCAAATACTTTTTTATTATATAACCAAGTAATATCATCAAATTTTTTTATTTTCAGTAATTTTGAAATTATTTGATTGATGCTGTAAGGATCAAAATTAATTTGTTCTTTCAATAAAAATTTATACAGCACAACAAAATATTCTTCATCAAGTGTAATACCATCCGGATTTTTCTGGAATAGTATTTGTTTTTTGTTTAAATAATGGTGTATTTTTTTGAAATCATCTTTTTTCCAAAAATATAAAATTATCATATCATAACATATCAATAACAAATTTATCTTAATATGATACTAATAAATTGCCAGGCATATTTTTTCAAAGAGTTTATAAATTTTATTTTGATTAATCGGTTACCGCGCGATAAATTACCCACCACTAAAAAAAACATTTTATTACCTTAATTTATAAAATGTCAAATCCGAACAAATTCGTTACAATTAATAAGTCAGTTCAAAATAATAATATGGATTTACGCAAATGGTTAGGAGCATGGTCTTCACCTTTGACCAGAGCTTTTAATAATGCTACTGATCCTCCACTTTTTATTCCGGGAGCATTCCCAGTATTGCCTCCGATTTATCAAGCACCAATTATAGATAAAACTGTGAGAATTGTCAGTCATCTTAATGCTGGTGGTGATAAAATCCGTCTCAAATTCTCCAATTTACTTTTTGATTCGGTTGCCAGAGGTGAAGGCAACCCCCCAAATAACGTTATTTTACATATCACTGAGGTTCGCTTAGCAAAACAATTAAACAATCAAACAATTATTCCTGTAACAAATCATCTTATTACATTCGCAGGTAAAACCGAAGTTGATATTTTTCCCGGTGGTGAAGTTATAAGTGATCCAATTGATTTTAAAGTATCCAAAAATAATGTATTAATTACCAGTATTTATTTTGCTAACTCACGTGTGAATCCATGTGCCCAGTACTTTAGTGAAGTGGGTAGTTTCACAGCACTCGCACCAGGAAATTTAACACAAGCAACAACTTTCGTAGTTGATCCTGCTAATGCACTATTTGGTTCTATTGTTTTGAATGGAATTGAAGTCCGCGCTGCACCACCTTCGAAAGGCCGTGCCGTTACTTGTTCAGGATTACCATTGAAAGGTCGTACTCTTGTTTGTATCGGTGATTCGATTACTGGAGGCTTTGGTTCTACTCTAAATCAATTTTTGGATTATCCTAGCCAACTTGCTAATAGAATATTGAATCCTCGTATTGGTGTGATTAATCAAGGTTATGATGGAAACCAACTTACCAATGGTGGTAGTTTAATACCTTTTTACAATAGCTTCGTTTATTTGGGAACAAGTGGATCAGAACGTTTAAGCCGCGATGTTTTGAACCAAAGTAATGTTCGTTATGTGATTATTCTTGAAGGTATTAACGATATCAATAATATTAACAATAATACTTCTGGAGATAAAATAATATCCGCATTGACACACTTTGCTCGCCAAGTTAAACACACCAATCCGAATATCAAAGCTTTTGTTGGTACTATTACACCCTTCAAAGGATTTTTCGCATGGACCCAAGACAAAGAAGACCAACGACAAAAAGTCAACAATTGGATATTCACTAACACCGAATTTGATGGCGTTATTGACTTTGCTGCTGCCATCGCTGATCCAGCTGATCCTTTATTCATTAGACCAAGTTATGCAATCAATATAACTCCACCTACTGATGGTCTCCATCCTAATGATTTGGGATACAAAGCAATGGCAGACGCTATTCCCCTTTCTATTTTTAATTAAAAAACTTTCATTATTAATATCTATTTTTGATAATATTATCAATACTATCAAAAATAAAAAATTGAATAAACAATTGTTGGGGTGATGCTTAAATGAATTATTTATGGTATAAATTAGTCTATTAAAAAATGTCCAATATTGAAGGATATTGGATTGGTCCCTATGGTGTATTAATACCAAACAAATTAAATGGTGTTATTTCTGAAGATGGATACAATATTAGATATAAAACTGGATATTGCACACAAAGATTCTATATTAATCCAAAACCTATTTCTGCTGAGATCTATCAAAAAAAATATGCCGAGTACAACAATGAATCCGGTTTATGGTATTATACCGGACACAAAAAAAATTCTGATACTGATACTGATACTTATTCAGATTCGGATACCAGTACCGATTCAGATACTAATACCGATTCAGAACAAAATGATAATCCAGGATATTGGATCGGTCCACATGGAGTACTAGTATCCAATGATATTGATAGTGTTATTACCAGTGATGGATACAATACTACGTACAAAAATGGTGGTACAAGTGAAATATTCCGTAAAAATCCAAGACATATTACCGCTGAAGCCTATCGAAAAAAATATGCCAAGTATGATAAGGAATCAAATGCTTGGTACTATAGTAAATACCAATGTATTATATCGTAATAATTTTTTATTGATGAATATGCGTATATTCATTAATAAAAATTGAAATTACAAACAATTAAACCGCTATCTATTTTAATTCATTAATAAATTGTATTTTGATCATGCAAACCATTTATATTGATTGTCCTAATTGTAAACGTAACGATCAAAAAAACCAAATTATTATGGTTTTGGAAAATTCAATCACGGTACCAAAACGGAATTTAAATAACACATTTGAAAGACGCTATTCCAATATTTGTCAAAATTTGACAAATACAGTCGGGAGACGTTATTCGAAGAATCGCGAGAATCTGAAGGATACATTTACTAAAAAAAGAAAATCTTTCAAAAAATCATTTTCTCACAGAGAAAACTTGGAAAAAAATAAATATTACGGTCAATGCACATATTGTCATACTAAAGCAATTACTTCATGGTCAATCTTAAATAAATACCAAATTGAATGTCCATATTGTATTATTATCGGACGCAATAATATAATTAAAATGGTGTGTGGTGAAATTGACAAACAAAAATTTCAATTGGATAAAGGTCAATGTTTTTTATGTAAAACTACTATTGGACTGTATCATCCAATTTAATTTTATTTATTATTGAATAAACGTTTTTTGATATCCTATATTTTGATACCTTTCTTAAAAACTTCTTCATCAGCGTATTCTTCATCGGCATTATATTCTTCCAATAATTTTTTAGTTTTAAGAACCATGTCGCTATTATTAACCAACAGTGGTTTTAAATATGATATTAATTTTTTTCTAGCAACAGGTTTAGAACAATCCACATCTTTGATGGTATTAATAATATTTTGTCTTGTTTTATCACTAACAGTATCACCTAATTTATCCAGCATTGTATTAAAATCTTCTGTTTTAGCATCTAATAGTATATTAACTATTTCATTTATTTTCTTCTCTATCCACTTTTTATTTTCATAAACCTGACCACATGCAGCCTTAATATCGGGATAATAAATATTATGATGCTGGGGTTTTTTTGAATCAAAATTAATAGCCGCTATCAATGCTTCATATGGATTGTTATTTGATTTGGTAATATTAATAAAATCATTAAAATCAAGGCTACTAATTCCATCTTTTCCAAAATCAAAAACTATAATATTATTTTTGTTAATAATTTTTTTATTGACGATTTTTTTATTACCACTATTAGAACTACTATAAATATTTTTTTTGTTATGATCACCCCTAATAGTATTTTTTTTAATATTACTTTTACATATTTTTGTATGTCGTGTTAATGAATCTTTTCTACTAAAACTTCTATTACATCCTTTACATTTTGGATCAATTTTCCTATTTGTTTTACTACCATATTTATTTTTTTTACATGCATTTTTTTTGGCTAAATGTCTGTCAAGATTATTTTTTCTATCGAATATTTTTCCGCAAGTATCACAATTATATTTTACCATTTTATAAATATTAATATTATTTTATAATATCAAATTTTAATATCAATTTAATTTGACCATATTTTTGAGGTGGCGAAAAGTGGCTCTTTGTGGCCCATTGTGGCCCATTGTGGCTCTAAGTGGCTCCAGTGGCGAAAAATATAGGTATAAGCAGAAGCATTGTGGCTCCATTAAAATAAAAACATGATTAAGCCTACTAAATATATGAAAATTACCAATTCCGCGCGGGTTTTATTTTAGCAGAATAATTATGGATATATTTATTTTTGCGCACAAATTTATTTACTTTTTGAATAAAATTATTATTCAAAAAGCAAATTGTCTAATCACAAAGTGAGTTGTTGTTGTTTGGTTTATCATTTTCCTCTTGTAAAACATGCAATGGAAAAGTATTGTTCAACTCGGTTTTTTGTTGCGAATGTTTTTCTAGATCTTTATCTGTTTTCTTTTTTTTGTAATTGATTTTTTCCTTTGGAAGGTACTTTGATTCGAGTCTAACCTGTTTTTGTTTCAAATGTTGCGCAAATTTTTTCATTTCTTTTGGTTCGGTTGCTCTTTCTTCATGCGTTTTTCTTCTTGGAACATAGACGCAATCTTCAGGAAAGAAACGTCTTTGAAATTCCATGAAAGCCTTACTAAATGCATCGTACTCAGTGTCATCCATTGAATGCAACCACTCTGGTGTCCGAATGAAAGGTTTGTTTGTTCTGTAATGAAATCCACCAATCATTTGTTTGCCAGGCATGTACTCGATAGTAATGGTGAGTTTTGTTTTGAATTCTGACATGGTTGATAGTTTTTCTCTTGTGATGAGATAATACAGATAGAAATTTTATGGATGTTCCTATCCTTTCATATTTCAAATTTTTTGGATAGCAATTTTACAAATTTCAATACTAGTATCTCTATAATCTGTACATGAAAAATATGTTTTGTTTTTATTTTTTAATTCTATTATTAATTTGTTTTTGCATGAATCATTGATACAATTGGTACATTCATTTTTTCGGTTGTGTTCGTTTTTAAAATATGTAATGGCATTATCTATCACATCTGCGACTGATAAACAGAGATATATCCAACATTTTGTATGATAATTATCGCCGCCCCGTGATTCTTTTGTTTTAAGAAAATACAATTCATTTATGCTATTATCAACATCTATTTGGCCACAATAATATATATCATCATTATCATATAAATTAAATTCACCAAGTAATTTGTTATCGATTATCTTTATAATATCTTTTGTTTTTATATTGAAGCCATTGTATTTATTGCATTTTTTTAATGCAACTTCTTTTTCTTTAAATATGCCAATAATATGGGATTTTAGATCACAATCATAATCTTCTCTCCAGAGAATATAAATTTTCATAATGTTACTATCTTTTACTATTAATTTTTATCAAGATTTAAAATTATACATAGTGTGTTAGTTTCAGTGGTTTTTCAGATGCGATTGTCATAATTGCATCGAATGGTCGATTTGTTGCATTTTTATATATAGTTAATCCAGGTGTTAGCTTATCAATATTAATTTTTCCAACTGCTGGAACATCTTCAACTGCAATAAAATTTGAATTTCCAATTTTTTGATAAATAATATCAAATCCGGAATCTTTTTTTTGTTGGACAAGATCAAATGTTTCCAAATATGAGCCACCAAGAAAAACATTACCAATGGCATAATATTGATTATTAAATTTTTTAAAAAGAAGGCATCCCAGCCAATCAACACTTTCATCACCACGAATTAATCTGCCCTCGGATTCGGTATCAGCAGGAAATGTTCCAGAACCCACCAAATCCATTTTAGCAATATGATAATTATGTGCATAAATAAAATATTTTTTTGATGGGTCATATATTTTCATAAAAACATCAAACATTGATTTATCCCTGTATCCATCAGCTTTGACCCAATTATCTTGATCCACTTTTTTGTTAAGCCGATTCTTTTTTTTGGCAAACTCCGCAATTTTATCACTCTTATTACTTTTACACAGAGATTGAATATCGATCCCCCTAAATTCTAATATATTCCGATACTTAATATTATATTTTTTCATCCATTCTATTAATTTTAGCATGGAAACCGATTGCCAAAACCATACCAGATCCATCATTAATTTATTAATATCACCTTTTTTTCCATGAATATATTGATTAATTTTTTCACAACAGGAATATTGGTCCTCCAGTATAAAAACAGTATATCCACATTTTTCGACCAAGTTTTTGAAAATATTTATTCTGAATTTGGTAATAATATTTTGTCCATGTGTTGCTTCGGCCATACCCAATATTTGGACATTATTAGCAATAGCTATAATTTTATCCATATCATTTTTATCATTACTGTTATTATTTTTAATTCGCGCTAAATATATTTTATCATTGTTTAATAATTTATTATATTTGGTTTTATATTTTAGATATTTATGATAATAGTTATTATCCATTGTTGTCATTTTGTTACTCTTAATTGCATCATATAAAAATTTTCATTGATAAAAAAATATGCAAATTATTTCTGTAGTTTATTTATTTTTTCCCATTAAATAAACCGCGTTTTTTGATATCTTTTATTTTGATACCTTTCTTAAAAACTTCTTCATCTGCATATTCTTCATCAGCATTATATTCTTCTAATAACTTTTTGGTTTTAAGAACCATATCGCTGTTATTAGCCAATACTGGTTTTAAATATGATATCAATTTTTTTCTAGCAATTGGTTTAGAATAATCGACATCTTTGATGGTATTAATAATATTTTCTCTTGTTTTTTTGCTAATATCATCACCTAATTTGTCTAGCATCGAATTAAAATCTTCTGTTTTAGCATCTAATAAAATGTTCACTATTTCATTTATTTTTTTTTCAACCCATTTTTTGTTTTCATAAACTTGACCACAAGAAGCCTTTGTATCAGTATAATATATATTATGATGTTGTGGTTTTTTTGGATCAAAATTGATAATCTTTATTAATGTTTCATAAGGATTACTATTGGATCTGGCAATTTCAATAAAATCATTAAGATCAAGACCATTAATTCCATCTTTACCAAAGTCAATAAAATTTATATTATAGGTGGGACTATTAATATTAGTATTATTTTTAGTTCCATTAACTGTTGTATTTTTTGTACCCTTAATATTTGTTTTATAAATATCGCCTTTACATATTTTTATATGTCGAATTAATGAATCCCTTCTACTAAAACTTCTACCACAATCTTTACATTTAGGATCTGGTATTTTTTTATTTGTTTTGCTACCATATTTATTTTTAATGCAGCTATTTTTTCTGGAAATATGACTTTTGAAAGTTGTTTTTCTATCAAATTTTTTTCCACATAAGTGGCAAGAATATTTTACCATTTTTATAAATATAAATGTTATTTTTTAATATCAATAAATTTACTAATATAATTGTGGTAAATTGTGGTATTTTGTGGTAAATTGTGGTAACAAAAATATATATAAGCTAACAATTTGTGGTAAAATTGATTAAAAATATAGTATTAAGCATCCTAATATATTGTTTTTCACCACTTCCGCGCGGGTTTTTTTTATCAAGACAATAATTGAATATTTTTATTTTTGTGCACAAAATATTTATTATGATAATATGAATAGACTGATTTTTGCTATTGAGGCTATCAGAATTGAATGCTTTTCATTTTTATTATAAATACTAAAATGAAATGGTTACATATATATATTTCTTCTTATTATATAATAGGATACGCTAATTATATTTTTATTACTATCATAGCTTGTATCAGCTAAAAAATATTGTTTATATCTATTTATTTTTGAATTTTTTAATGTACTCAATTGACATTTTATCGATAGTTTCTGTTACTCTAATAGTATCAGATTGTTTCGAAGAAATTAATGTTGATACTAATGGTGTTTCTTATAGAATCCGTAATAATAGACACTCTAAAATATCTTTTTCTTCCATTATATTTATTATGATCAATAAATGTTTCTTCTTTTCTCTTTTTTTATACGAGATAACTGTTTTTTTTTCTATTAGTTTGTTTTTGTTTTTTTTCATTAATAATTTTGTTTTCTTCATCAATAATTTGTTTTCTTCACTGATGATTTTATTTTTCTCTTTAATTTTATTAGAGAGTAGATGATTATTATTTTTAATGAATCCTTGTTTATTCCATATAAATGAAGAATCAATCATTTGATATTTAAGTTTCACTTCCTTTCCTTTTTTAAGATAAAGATTAATAAGTTATTTATTAATTTCCTCATAAACATCGTTATTGACTAATTTATTATGAATTTGATTAAGATATTTCCCTCTAATAGGAAAATTTTCGAAACCGATATATTTATTCCAAGATATTCTTAAAATATTCATTGCTAATACCGTAATTACAATAAGAATTTTTTATTTTACCTTTCATTTTTATAATTATTATAAAAATGAAACATATCCAATTATGATAGCCTCATCAATAAATTTACTAATATAATTGTGGTAAATTGTGGTATTTTGTGGTAATTTGTGGTAATTTGTGGTAATAAAAATACGTATAAGCTAACGATTTGTGGTAAAATTGATTAAAAATATAGTATTAAGCATACGAATATGTTGTTTTCCACCACTTCCGCGCGGGTTTTTTTTATTGAAACAATAACCAGTATTTTTATTTTTTGCGCACAAAATATTTATTGTGATAATATGGATAAACTGATTTTTAATAGCATAAATCAATAAATAAATGCTTCCAAATCAAAAATATTCGTATATATTATATAAATGATTAAACACAAAATCAATAAATATATCGAAAAAATGAATATCAATCCAAAATATACATATGCAAACAAGTTATTGCATTATGTTACAATTGATGATCCAAATTCTAAATACAAAATGCATGGAGCTGGATCGATTCAATATGGTGATTGTAATTCGATACTGAATTTTTTACAAACAAAATGCTCTTCAGTTACTGACATAACAAAAAATAAGTATTTTGTTATTTTATATGGACCTCCTGGATCTGGAAAATCATTGGCCCGTAAAATTGCTTGTCATATTATCAAAAAATATTACAATGAAGATGCAACTGTTGAACAAATTGAAAAAGATTTTGTAGATACTGGTATAGATGAAATAACATACGATATTATTGAACCGACCAGTCACAAAAGAGTAAGAGAACTTCTAATCGAAAATTTAAAAAAACAATTAGGTTTAGAAGAAAAAGAAAATGTTGATCCCGAATTATATTTTGATAAAATTCAAAACAATCCAACCTTACTCAAAAATTTGGCCAGTAGTTCTTTCCAAATATACAAAAATAACAGAAAAGATAGTTTATCGGAACTATTATACTATTTTGCTATTTCGATAAAAAAGAATATTTTTATTGAGCTGGCATCACCACAAACAGTTTATTTGGACAGAATATTAGCACTTATTCAATATTATCAATATATTCCCATTTTTGTTTATCCATTTGTTTCGAAATCTTCTATACTGTGTGACCGAGCCATCAAAAGAGGCCTGAACGAGGGCAGATTTTTGGAATGCAAAAGCGCTTTTGGAATAGAAAATGCAATGAAAAGTTGTTTGGAAGGTTACGATAGTATGAAAAATATTATTCGCAATTATGACAAATCGTATATATTACAATATAACGCCGATTTTGACACTGAAATATTCAATGAAATAAGTTCTTACCATTTCGACAATTTGGAAAAATATAAATTGGAATATGAATATGGTATCAATGAGAAAAATATTGAAATTGGTAAATCCTTAAGAGCCCATTATGTATATAAGGATTTCAATTACGATAGTATTGTTACATTAAATTTCGATAGTAAATATTAAGGGGATAGGATGACTACTAAAATATCATTGATTTCGTTTAACCACGATGCAAACACATTTAAATTCATTGTTGAAAATTCGGAATTAAACAAATTTATTATTTTTATCAAAACCATCAGTAAAAAATATTTGTACGATTACAATTGCCAAACCGAAATTATCGCTACAGATAAAACAAGTATTAGTATCAAATTAACAAAAACTTGCCACTCAGAACTAATTTTGGACCAATACGATAATTTAATCAAAGAAATATTGTATACGAATGATTTTTGTATAGAACACGGTGAATAAATTATTAAAAAATTGAATATAAATTCATATTTTTAATAAGCGGGGTAAATACATTGAAATTAACAAAAATGATTATATTAACAGATCAAGATTTTGATGATGTGATTAATTGCCATCAAACTGGTATGCCATTAAAATATTGGTCGCGGTATACCTATACGTCTAACCCAATGGATGGTTGGGACATATGGGAAAATGAGCGATATTTAGAAGAAGAGGAGTCGTGCCTAAAATTATGGCAAAAAATTATGTCATTTGTGAGGAGATATATAAAATTGCATCAAAAACGAAAACTAAATCCATTATATTGTAACAAAAGCGCACGTAATTATTCCCGAGTTTTACATCGCAAAAAAGAATTGTTAACACACGTATTCAAATATGTTGGTACTCAATATCAATAATAGTGGATGATTCAAACGCAAAAATTTTTTTAATTGATATAGTTAGTTATATATAGTATATTTATTTTAGTCAATATAGTATAGTTATGACTTCATCAAATTTTCAAATTTTTGAATTTAAACTAGAAAAAATGGTAGATAATCCATGTGTTCTTATTATTGGTAAGAGGGGTTGTGGCAAATCTGTTTTAGCTGATAATATTGTACAATGCTTAAACAAAAAAAATACATCCAATATTTCTATTATTTCCCCAAGCGAAAAAAGTGATCCATTTTATCAACCCAAATATCCTAATGCTACATTCGAATCTGATTTGAATGATGGTTTTTTGGAAAAGATTTTACACGATGCTGCAGTTGAAAAAGCTAATTCAAAAATAGTTCAAATGGATCCAGCTGTAGAAAATACACGCAAAAAAAATATTTTAGTTATGGATAATTATTACGTCACCAAAAATGAATGGAGCAAATCAATTGCTGAAATTTTAATGAACGGTCGATATTATGATTTTTCTTATATTTTAACAATGCAGTATTCATATGCCATACCAGTATCGTATCGTTACAATTTTGATTATATCTTTTTATGTCGAGAAAATGCAACAACTTCTAAAATAAAATTATGGGAAAACTATGCCGGTGTATTCCCCACTTTTGAAATATTTGATAAAGTTTTTGATAAGTGTACAGAAAATAATCGTTTTATGGTCATTGATAATCGAACACAATCCAATAATATTAACGACATAGTATTTTGGTTCAAATCAGAATTTGAAACAGAAACTGTGGATGACTGTTCAGAATTATCTTCCAATGGCAGTGAATGCTCTCTATCAGTCGAACGTAAGACTGATACTAGCGAAAAAATATTGTTATCGGATGTGCGCTATGATTTCAACTCTGTTGTTTTGACTGATGAATTAATTAGTAATATTCCCCAAATCATTTCATCGGATCATATCGAAATTTATAATGATGATGACAATACCACAATTTATTCTGAAAAAGAACCAATTTTATTAGACAAAATCGGGTATTATGAAAATAAACCAAGTAATATTACTGCGAGTGCCATATCATCATGCTCACCTATATTAAAAAAACGCGAGCCACATATATCCAAAATTGTTGATTTGTCAACAACTGATTGTGGTTCTGAAATAATCAATACTGATTATGGTACAGCTGTTGATTCTGAAAAAATATATTCTGAAACGACTACTGAAAATTATGACGATTATGAAATTGATAATGATAATTATTTGGAAATGAATTATAATGATAATAATTATAATTTTTCATTGGTTACGAGTGATTTAAACAATATTGACGGTGTTAAAACTTATGACGATTATGAAATTGATAATGATAATTATTTGGAAATGAATTATAATGATAATAATTATAATTTTTCATTGGTTACGAGTGATTTAAACAATATTGACGGTGTTAAAACTTTTTGTGATCATGTTCTTTCGCTTAAACAAATTAAAATAGAACAAATGAAATTATCAAATGAAAAAATACGATTGCAATTAGAATTATGCCAATGCAAAAAATATAATAATACAAAATCCGCACAAAAAAATAACCGATACAGATATTAATAAAAAATTGAATATCAATTAAAAATTGAATATCAATTAATATTTAAATTTTAATTATGCAATACATTCAAGTATTACACAATTAAAATCATATTATCATGGAAAGTGCAAGTAATTACACTATACTATCATTGGGAAGAACTGGTACGGGTAAAAGTTCATTTGGTAATATAATTTTTTGCAATGGCAACCCTGCTAATTATCAACAAATATTTATAGAAGGCTCTGGTTTTGGACCAGAAACTTCCGCAACCACAATTATTACTAAAAATAATGATGGCAGAACCATAACCTATATTGATACACCTGGAATGTATGGTTACAATTTTGATAAAACAGAATTGATTAATCAAATAGATAGCATATCAATAATCGCGTTTTGTATTGCATTGCCTGGTTTTCTGATGGGTAATAATTATGATGTTTTTAAATACTATCATGACTTATTACATGAAATTATTATTCCTGGGTAGTAAATCTATATAAAAGTATATAAATTTTTTAAGAGTTCTTCAACCCTTGAGTATCCCCATTTACTCTTATCCACTGGCTAGGCTTCGTGGACGTTTAGATTTACTACCCAGATAACTTGTATGATGGAGCAAAAACACAACCACATCATCTTTTTTATTCACCTAGTCCAAATCCAAATTCAATGTTAATGCCAATGCAAAAATATGCATCAACACCGAAATTTAACCAGGTAGAACATTTTTGGTCGTCAGGACAGATTAATATTTGGTGGATTATTCTTATTATTGTTGTTATCGCACTTATTATTTACTTTGCCAAATACCGATACAAAAATACAATTTAAATAAAAACCTTTTGTAGTATTTCAAAAACTGATCAATGTAGAAACAATTATTCTATTTCTTTTGATGGTATGACAAAGTTGCCCAGTAAAGATGCAATTATTTATCGTGTTGAGCAAATCAACTAACTAATTATTAATTACGATATATTACAATATATTATGATATATCGTAATTAATAAAAAATTGATTTTTTTTCTCATTTAACAAAGATTATTATGATTGGAATAGTATATTAACGAGTATTAAACTAAATGAGTTATAAAAGTAATCGGAAAATTGCGTGCAAATTTGGATCTAAATGTACCAGGCCAGATTGTTTCTATGATCATGATGGTGTAACCCCAAGTACTGAAGCTACAAGACCATGCAAATTTGGATCTAATTGTAACAGACCAGACTGTTTCTACGATCATGATGGTACAAACACTAATACTAGTTCTATGATAAGCCAATGCAAATTTGGGTCTAACTGTAATAAACCAAATTGCGCATATGAGCATAATAATAATACAAATACTAAATTCGCAAAAAGACCGTGCAAATTTGGATCTAATTGTAACAGACCAGATTGTACATATGATCATGATAGTAATAATACAAATACTATGTCAATGAATAGACAATGCAAATATGGTTCCAGATGTACCAGAGAAGATTGTATATTCGATCATGATAATACAAATACTATATCAACAAATGCACAATGCAAATACGGCTCCAGATGTACCAGAGAAGATTGTACATTTGATCATAATAATACTATGTCAGCAAATGTACAATGCAAATATGGATCCAATTGCAGCAGAAAAGATTGCGTATTCGATCATCCAGAAAAAAAATATAATAAGAGTTCATCTAAAAAAATTGTAGATGATACAAAAGAAAAATCATCAAAAAAAAATTCAAAAAAACAAAAAGAATCTGATAATGAATTAGATGAATCAGATGAAGAATCCGAATCAAACAATGAATCCGAACAGGAGCCAGAAGAAAATTCAGAAGAGGAATCAGATGAAGAAACACCTCCAAAAAAAAAAAGCAGTTCCAAATCATCTAAATCATCCAAATCAAAAAAAAGTATGAAAAATCATTAAAAATATTTTAATTACCCAAAATATATTACAACACATTATAATATGTTATAATATAATTATCAGGTAGAAAAATTGAAAAAAAATCATTAAGCTTGCTGTTTATTAATAACTAAAATTAATTATTATAGTTATACATTATAATTAATAAGTATGTCACGATATTTTAAAATAACCAATAGAAAAGAAATACACCATGATTTTCCTTACAAGGATGGACTCAATATTTTGGACAAACCATTTGAAACGGAAGGTTCATGTGTTGAAGGAGGTTTGTATTTTACCATGATTGAATATCTCCATCAATATTATGAATATGGTATATATATTCGGGAAATATTTTTACCAGAAACCGATCCGGATTTCCAGATGGTTCGTGATCCCAATGGTGATAAATGGCGCGCTAATAAAATCATACTTGGAAACAGATACTCGTTGTTGGATCCTGAAACCTACAATATTTTTGGTTTGGATATTGAACGAAATAGTCCAGTGGTTGATATTGCATCCAAATATGGTTCGATACTATTATTAGAATGGTACAAAAAAAATAAATCAACAACCAAGCTAAAACACACTAGTATGTCAATGGATGATGCATCCGGGAAAGGTCACGTTGATGTTTTACAATGGTGGCTAGATTCAGAATTGAAATTAAAATTCACAAATGATGCATTGATAAATGCGGCAGAAAAAGGTCGTATCGATGTTCTGAATTGGTGGAAAAAATATTTCCCAGAATTTGTTAAAAAATTTATGAAGGAATATAATTCATCCCCTGATGATTATGACATATTGAAAAAAATATCACAAAAAGGTTTCTTGGATGTTTTAAATTGGTTGAAAGTTGAAAAATTCCAATTGAAATCTGCCGGTGATTTCATGACAGTAACTGCTGCAGAATATAATCAAATTAAATTATTGGATTGGTTAAAAGAAAATTTGTTATTGCCTAATAAATTCACCTATGCTATTAATATGGCAATAAGATCTGGACACGTTGAAGTTTTAGAATGGTTCAAAAAATTGGGTCCAATCAAATATTCGTCTGGTTTAATAGATATTGCATGCGAAAATGGACACGTTCATGTTTTAGAATGGCTCAAAAATAATTCAAATAAGAATCCGTTCTATTTGTGTTCGAGTGAGGCCATGGATATTGCATCAAAAAATGGCCATATTGAAGTTTTAGAATGGCTTAAAAATAATTCGGGGGAAATTTCTGGATCAAAATTAAAATATACAGATGCTGCAATGACACTCGCAACTGATATCAAAGTTTTGGATTGGTGGTTAAATTCTGGATTGGAATGCAAGTGCGAATCCAAATCCAATTTGTTTAATTACTCATACGAAATAATTAAATGGTGGTTGGAATGTGGTTTAGAAATAGTTATTGATAAACATTCTATTAAATTATTATTCAAGTCGGATAATGACAATATTTATAGTATTATCAATTTATTGATTAACTCCAACCATAAATTAACAGAACCCACATATAAAAAAATAGCACAATGGGCATTGGAGAATGATAATTTTGTTGTTCTCAAATGGTGGATCGATCATAATATTAATACAACCAATTAATTATTATCGATTTTTCTTTTGATTAAAAAAAAAATTGATAATCATAAATTATTATGATGTCCATATGATGATATACAAATATTATACTCTTTTCCAATGGAAAACGAAAATATTAGCCGCAAATTATTATGGTTGATTTCTCTTGATATCGACAATGAAAAGGAGATAATTAGAAAAATGGATACATATCCTAATTTGCGAGAACTGGTCAATATTGTTTCCACTGGAAATGATAATCCATACAACGAATCCATGCTCATGTGGGCAGTTTGGAGACTCAAACCATTAGTGGTTGCGGAACTGATTAAGGCAGATGCCAATGTTCGATACGAAACAGATAGTATGGAAAGTGTTGCTACTTATTGGAATCATACAGCTATATCAAAAAATACGGATAATATGAAAAAAGCCTGTAATATTGCTGGAATGTTACATGAAGCAGGCGTCGATTTCCGCTACGGTAGTCTTGAGTCATGGAGCCTAATCAAACGCGCCAATTATTACAATTTGGTCGAGCTTCAAGAAACCTTACGTAGTTTGGATTACATAGTTTCAAAAAAAACAATCCATTCCTGAGACTTGATAAGGCTTATTCATAATCGATAAAAATTTTATCGATTATGAAGCAATAGTAAAAAATTGATATTCAAAGTACTACACTAATGCATAAAATCGAATTTGAGACTAGCTATTACAATAGCTTATTTTCACCATGAAAATGAACCAACTCATCTTCCAGATAATCTTCGAAACTATTCGGGGACCATTTCTGATTCATTTAGCATTGAATTTGATTCTGAACTCGTTATTTCTACCGATGCTAACCAAGATTTCCAATGAATATTTGGTGGGACCCAAAAATAACAATGTATCTGAAGGAGTGAATGTTCTCACCAGTCAGGGTGTCATTATCTGTTTTGGATTTGTGATGATGGGAATTGTGTCCGATTTACATAATCTGTATTTTTTGGATCCGTACACCCGCAAATTCAGAACTGCTTCACACGAGAAAATAGAACAAGTAGTTAACCAAAAATTTATTTCTCTTAACTGGAATGTTATCCGAAACCTACAAAAAGAGCATATTAATCGCGCTAAAAATGAGGCTAAATGGCCACTTCTTTACCTAATTGATTTTTTGATTAGACATGGTATCCAACTGTTTCCGTTTATTGGCTATACATTATGGTTATCGTATTTTTCACCACTGTCAGTTCTATTTTATATTGTGGGAATTACTGTGATGATTTATTTGTATCCGTTACCAATACGTAGACAGGAAGATTATCATGAATATTGGGAACGATACAATTCTTTATCAACCAAACAATTTACTGAAATTATCCATCATCATGGAAACCAAAATAGTCTATCAATGGGTGGAGTTATGCGCGAAATGGAAATATTGCGTGAAAATGAACGACTTGATGAACACAAATATTTTGAACATATTAATTTAGTTTTCAATTTAATTTTTGGCGCGAATTTGGTCCTGTTTGTTATTTCGATGACAGACGTTTCGGAAATTTTAACATATATCCAGTATACTTACATAGTTAGGAATCACGTGGGAACATTTGGTAGCCTTTACAAATTATACAAGGATACCAAAAAACAGTACGACAAATTGGATGAGATTTTAATGAAACATACTAGTCGTGAAAATATCAGCCAAATTGTTGATTTTAGTTCTATCCAAATCGATGACTTATCGTACGATTATCCAATTAAAAATGATTCAACAAATTCATTTGGATTACGAACCACAAATCCAATCAAACTGGATGCGGGTCAATGCGTTCTTATTAGTGGTGATTCTGGAAGTGGAAAATCAACATTCACCGACACCATTTGTGGTATTATTCCATACACAGAATATTCAGCACAAATACGGATTGATGATATATTAGCCCCAAAAGGATTTGATATGATTACCGCTAGCCGAATTTATGCTGAACAATTTGAACCGAATTGCTGGAAACCAAGTATTTTTGTGATTATCACTGGATTTTTTGTTTCAGCTAAAGACAAAAGAATACGATACCCAGCAGAAGAGGAACTGGTTTGGGCAGCTCTGAAAATGGCCAGATGTGATGATTTCATGAAATGTGTCAATGATGATTCTAAAGGCAAATGGATTCATACCAAAGACATTAGTCCAAGCGGTGGACAAAGAGGCAGGATTTGTATTGCTAAAATTATTTATTTCATGATTAAAAATCATCCCAAAATGGTGATTCTTGACGAAATAGATAAAAGTATCCAAGCCAGCACAGCTGTTGAAATTTTAACTGATATACACGATTATTGCAAATCAAATGGAATTATTTGTTTAGTCGTTGCCCATAGTACCGAAGTCAAGAATATGGCATATGATTTAGTATTGCATTTTGACAATGGTATTATTTCCTAAGTTGATTAATAACTTAAAAAAACCAACTAATTATAATCAATTGATCATAATTAATTAGTTAATATATACATAAACTTTCGCTAATTGTTGCAAATATTTGTGTTGTGATGTCGGGATTTTTTTTGCAAAAATCTGACTCTCACAAGCATTTGGCGTAAGTTTTTCAGTTTTTTTTATGCAAAAAATGAAAATACTTATTCCCAAATGTATATGCGGTCTCGTTTCGCTAACAGATAATAGCATTTTTTTTGATTTGTGTATGTTAGCACCTGCATCGATCAGTGCCTGAATAGTATCAATAGTGCCGGTTTTGCAAGTCACTATCAAAGCTTCTGTTAAAATTTTACCATCCAAAAATGGTTTATATTTAGTATCACGATACGCAACAAAAAATTCAACCATTTCAACCATAGATTCGTTTTTGGCCATAAATTGAATGAATCTTTTTGGATTAAAATTTTTGACAGTAGCACCATCTGCAAATAAATATTCAGCGACATCGAAATGATTACTTTCTAAAGCCTGATCCAAAATATCAGAATTGGATTTAACATCAGCTCCATAATCGACCAATAATCTAACTGTATCAAAATCTCCAATTTCAACTGCAGTAGTAAGCAAAATCGTGGATAATACAATTGGATTTTTCTTTTTAGGATAGGCCAATAGTAATTGTACCATGTCCATATTATCATCTCTACCACAAGCATAATACAATGCTAATTGAATATCAAAATTCAAACCGAATCCTAAAAAAAAGTCAACAGTTCCAATGTTACTATCTTTACAAGAAGTATACAAATATGATTTAATGCTAGCCTTGTCAAGTATTTTTTTTATTGTATAAATATGAAATAAGATTAAATTTTTGTTCAATAATCAAATCAGGAATCAAATTCAGTATATTGCTAGAATAAATAATATCGTTTTTTGATAAAAATTTGTGTAACATTATAAAATATGCCGTATCTATTTTAAATTGATAATTTTTTCGTGCATGAAAAGATCGATACATGTAAATTCCTGGATCGATTTTTACAAATGTGATTCTTTTGTTTTGTAAATATTGGTATACTGTTTCCAGATTTTCATTGTGGCAAACATTAAAAAATATCATATACGTGTGCATCAATTATAATATTTTATTTTTTTCAATTTTTAATGAAAAAATTGATTAATAATATGGTTTTAAATATTAATTTGTTAATATAAATAATATTAACAAATGAAAAAAGCATGGCAAACAATTCGTTGTATTTTTAATCCAATACAAGAAGAAGATTTTGAGATAGTCGAATGTAAATGTGGACTAATGGCTACTTATCGATGTGGTATTAATTCTCCTAAATCTGATTTAAAAGAATCACATCCCGAATTGACATCTTATTGGTATGGTAGCTCTATTGGACAATATTCATCAATATGGCATCATCGATACAGAGCTTGCGATAAATGTATTGGTGATTTAAAAGCCACATTCAATCATCATCCAGATGGATGGAAAGAACATTACAAATGCCATACTGATTTTGAACCACCAATCATAGAACTAAAACAAAAATAATTACATCATCATTTTAAATATTGTTATTGAAATATTATTATTCCAATAACAATATTTTTAATTTTTTTTTTTTTTCGTCATATAAATATACCCAAGTTGAGTTAGCCGTTCCAATTCTGAATTCAATCTTGATTCCAACTCCAAAAACTCCTGTTTTTTGGTATCATGATCAATTAATTTTTTTTCGATTGATACAATTTCGTTTTTTAGGGTCACAACTTCTTCATCCCCAAGAATATCGGTAGAAGGTGTTATTAACATGCTTAACATATATGGAGGTCTTATAAACATGTTCAACATTTTCGAAAATGATTTATTTATAGCGGATTTGGAGGATGATTTATTGGAAGAATTATAAAAATTGTATTTGTTGAGTTTTTTCAATGGGAGAAATGGATATATTTGTTGACGATAAATCCAGAACGATTCACTGGTGTTACCAGATTCTATTGCCTTAACAGCTTCTTCATGGTGTAATAATTTAGCTCCCAATTTGTTGCGTTGAAATTCTAGCAAATCCCGAATATTTCTTTTGGAATTTTGGTATATTTGTTTGAAAATTTTTTGTACATGATACAATTCATTTTGTTTAGCACTGTACAACCATCCTAAACGCATTATAAAAATATGTTTTTGTTTTTCTGTCATGCGACGCGCAATTTGTTGGTGTATTTTTTTGACAAGCCGCATATTTTTGGTAAAATATGTTCTGGCGCCATTCACTAATTCCTCACTGGATGAGACATGTAAAGATACTTGTTTTTTTGGGTATCTGGCCCGATATCGGCTACCCATTTAGGGAAAAAAATTGTTGTACTGTTTTTTCGATAATGTGTTTGAAGCTGACATTTTTTTAATGCGGTAGTTTAAATTTTCAATTTTCAATTTTTTAATGTCAAAATCAGCATGCCACAAAAAAATTGATTTTTTGGTGTATTGTTTGTCAATAAATCGGATACTATCACTAAATACGCGGTTTTAAGTAAACGCCACAATATTTTAACAAATGGAATCAGAAACAACAACATTAGTAAAAATAATTGATACAAATGCTTTTAAAAAATTAATTAAAAATTTATCTTACCACATTAATGAATGCTGTTTAGAATTCGTTAGATCTGGTAAACCAAAAAAAAATTACATGCGAATTTTACATATGGACAAAAACAAAAGTATTTTAATATATTTGCATTTAGATGGTAATATTTTTGAATGGCCCGAATGTATTCCACATTCTCTTTGTTCATTTGAACAACATCTTTCAGATTGTATTCCGCATTCTCTTTGTTCATTTGAACAACATCTTTCAGATTGTATTCCGCATTCTCTTTGTTCATTTGAACAACATCTTTCAGATTGTAATCAGAAGAAAAAAATAATGATACCTATTGATTTACGCCATTTGTTGCAATTACTTGATTTATTCCGGGACGAGTCTGTAATATTATACACCATTCAAACCAAAAGCGAAACATTATGTTTGAAATCGAAAAGTAATACTGTATTACTAGAATATCACTTACCAACAACAAAACTACACAAATCTATAATGCCATCATCACATTTGAATATTAGTCGATTAACATCAGCCGAATTTTCACACAAAATTACTTTAACATCAGATTATTTTTATCAAATTTGCAAATGTTTCAAAGAAAACGATAGTGTTCATATTAGTATTTTGGATAATTATATTCAGTTCGCGAAATGGGAAAATTATAAGCTTTCTAATAAAATCTTGGTATCATCGTTGGATTTCCACAATAATAATATTAATCATGATGAAAATATTTCCGAAATTTTTAAAATAAAAAAATTATTAAAAATAGCAAAATACGGAACACCCGACAAAAAAGTTCAAATTTGTCTAAAAAATAATTTTCCATTAACAATATTAACCGATATTGACACCGTGGGTAAATTATATTTTTGCGTTGCACCAATTGATATAAAAAAAATTTCGGCTCCCAGTTTATTTGAGCAATGTTTCAAAGTATTGTTCAAAAATTCTTGTCCGGCTGAAATTATTGAAACAACCAATAAATCATTTAATGGGTTACCATTGGCTGTATCAAAAATTACATATAATAAAATCAGACCACGTCTTCCCTATTTAGAAGATATGTAAATATTTGTATTTTTATCGTAATAATATATTAATTTTATTGACAATATTATTAATATTATCAATAAAATTGCTTTCCAGAGACTAATCAATATTTGGATTATCATAGGAGACATTACAAAAATATTCGTGACCGATAATTCCAACCATAAAGACAATAATATTGTACAATCCGATAGAAATAAACATTAAGACAAACACGGTAGCCATAATCGCGAAAAGACCTGTCACGGCACATCCGAATATCAATGCCAAAAGTCCCTCGGTGTTGCATAAGTTCTCATCATTTCCCAGTGGTGACCAACCGCTTATCGCAACAACAAATCCCATGCCTAAAGCGATGAGAAATATCATTGAAAAGACAACGATCAGTACAACATTGAGTGTGTTTTTGAGTGTCGGTAAGAATGTGACTTTCATTGTGAATTCTTGATTGGTTAGTGTTTTCTGATTTTATCAGTTGTGACGTTTGTTGTAAAACATTGGAGATTTTGAATGGAAATGTCTATCTGTTCATATTTCAACTTTTTGCACATAGACAGATGAATACATAAAAAATTCTGCCAAAAAAGCTAACCACTGAAAAAAATATCCACTATATTCACGAAAATATTTTCGGCCAAACATAAAAAAACAAAATAGCGTTTATTAAAAAATTGAATTATTATTTACTTACCAAACGAATAAAATTGAAACATTAGTAACAATCATGAATTCTAATGGTGATAATTGTGAAAAAAATGTCGATAACAAATCAAAATTACTCCTAACAATGTTTAATCCCAAAAGACATAATACTAAAAATGTGACATATTTGGGAGGAAAAACATTGTGTGAAAATATTTATATTGCACATGTTATTATTTTCCAAAATTGTTCACATCTATTTATTTACTATTCCGAAAAAGAAATTGAACAAACATTCGGAGAAGATTTTCGGTCTAGAATTAGTTATGTTGATTGGGATGATCTCATGAAAAAAGGTGATATATATGTTCATTCATAAATTTTGTTATGTGTTATAATTTATTAATTATGCGTTATAATTTATTAATTATGTGTTATAATTTATTAATTATGTGTTATAATTAATAAATCACAATATATTATAACATACTAACCAATTGGATCAAATGTCAAATAAAAGTAAATTTTTACAACAAACAAAACAAAATAAAAATTCAAATTTACTTATTCGAAAATTGGGTACCGATTTAAACAAACAGTATGAAGATTATCTCGACGAAAAAAAAATATATCTCAACGAAAAAATTATTGTTGAATATTTATTCAATAAACCTTTTACCAAAATTACCACTTTAAAAGCTTTGTCATTATTAGACTATCGGTCAGCCGCTAAAATTGTAAGATTGAACGTTAGTGATCCCAATTATATTTCCAAAAATTTAATATTAATGGCAGAATTACAAAGAAGATATTCCAAAGCCAATTATACTTATGAGCAACTTATTAATAAAAAAAATACACCCGCTAACAAAAATATATTAAAATTTAATTATCTACCAACAATCATGGAATTATCTACAAATGAAGTCGCTATTATGAAAGTTTTGGATAGTATTAATCAGGATAAAAAGGATCGTTTGCTTTATGTTTATAAATGGAATTTTTTGGTAGAAGGTGAACATACTAGTTTAACAAGTACACCAACAGTCAACTATGAACAACCATTTGTTTATGATTTTTACGGTTGTACCATGAGTCGGAATCAATTAGTCCAATTTGTTATATTATATGATGATGATACACATTTTGATAAAAATGATGAACAATTTGTTGACGTACATCAAAATGATATTATGAAACAGTACATGTTATCACAAATGAATATTCATTTATTGAGATTATCCGAAAAATCTAATATTAAAAAAGAAATTAACACATTTATTCGCCAAATTAAAAACACTACCGAATATGTTTTAACAAATGGTATTGTTCCAATTGCAAAATTATTTATTTCAAATGAAGAAAATGAAGATTTGGTTGCATTCTGTCGTGATTATCAGTACAATCATGTTATTTATTTAAAATATCCCACTAAAAACAAAAAAGAACCGTCGTATGATTCAGATGATGATGAATTTTTTGATTACCAAATAATAAAGGATAATTACAGTGATAAACCATCAGACGAGAGTGCGATAGTTTCCACTGATTTTTTAAAGAAGTTAATGAAAGAAAAAACTTACCCGCACAAACCAAAAAAATCTGCCAATGAAATGGAAGCTGACCAAATGATAGTAGAATTAATCGGCCATAAATAAAAAATTGATTTTTGGAACACGTGGAAATTCTATTACCTTATTTCACTAATATTATTGTTGTCAAAGCAAAATAATGGATTTGAACTCCAAAGTTTATATTAAATCAATTGATGGCCTCGTTTTGGAGTATACCAAAAATGATTTAGCCAATAATCCTTTTATTAAGAGTACATTAATTGAAAAAGTTTTTTTTGTGGAGGGTTTCGAAGCCAAATCTGAATTAGTACTACAATACAATTCGCAAATTGTAGCATATCTTGTTCCATTTATACGTGAAGGAATTATTTACTTATCAAATATTAGGAAAAATACAGATACCAAACTTGAAGTATTAAATTTATTAAACTATATTGCTGGAGAAAATGAGTTTGTCGCAAAAATTATTCCATTAATTAGTAATGGAACAATGGATTTGTTTGGAAGAATAATCTACATGGATAAAATTGGTGTGAATGATTTATTTTTCCTTTTACCGATTGATGAATTGGAGGCCAGAAGCAACTTAGTACCGGTTGGAAAACACGACCAACGCAAAAAACTTTTGGAATTATTCAAGCAAAAGTGTTCAAAACATTGTTGTATAGAGTGGCATAAAATACGAATGGATACATATGAAGACATGAATCATTATTTTGCACCGATAGCTTTTTGTGATAGAATTAATTACCCCCCCCAATTATTGGGATTTAATTTCGACTTCGGTAGAAACATTTACCATTTTTGAGTCATCAGGGTAGTAAATCCATATAAAAGTATATAAATTTATTTATTATAATTGCAATAATGAGATCCAAAGAAATTCTCAAATTACTTAAAGTTTCAAGAGTTACTTTATCATCTTACGTTAA